TACACTGCTGACGCGCACAACGAAGGCATTGAGATATGCATTAAAAGCCCCTTAGACGGCAAAGAAACTGATTTCTATGTAACCGTAATGGGTGTGGACTCTAAAGCGTACAGAGAGGCTGTCAGGGCTTATCACAGGAAGCTGCTTAATAAGGAAGAGGGTGGTGATATTGATCTTCTTGTATCGGTGACTAAATCTTGGAGAGGGCTTCAAGATCAAGGTAAAGATGTTAAGTTCAGCCCAAAGGTTGCTGCTAAGTTATATAATCAATCACCTAATGTTGCATCTCAGTTAGATGCTGCTGTAGCTGACCGCAAAAATTTTATCAAGGGCTAATTGAAGAGTTAGAAGCCTTTGGTCAGTGGCATTTTTGGGCTGCTGGCTATGATAAAGGTTCTAAAGTTAGCCGATTAGATAATCTAAATCAAATAGCAAAATCTTTAGGTAGAAACCCTAAAGAGCTAGACGAGAAACCTACTTTGCGTGATGAACTCACTTATTTGTGGGTTCTTTTCGTGTCTCTCAAGAATGCTTCCAGTGGCGTTATCAGTTATACTCAAATCAAAGATTACATGGCTATCTATGGCAACTTATCTACTTTTGAGGTAGATGCAATTAGATCGCTTGATTTATTGCATTCTAAAGAGACTAATAATCATGGCTGAAATGAATACGCTAATCATTGGCGTTGAAACAAAAGGCGCTAAAGAAGCTGCTACCGCATTAGATCATTTAGCTAAATCTGGCGAGAAAGCAGAGAAGAAAACCAAAGGCGTTGGTAAGGGAGCGGGTCAAACTGTAGCTCCATTCAAAGCTATGCGAGGCGCTACTCAGCAAGCCTCTTTCCAGTTGCAGGATATTGCGGTACAGGCACAGTCTGGAACTGACGCTTTCATTATTATTGGTCAACAGGGGCCGCAACTTGCTTCTATCTTTGGCCCAGGTGGCGCTGTCTTTGGTGCTTTTATTGCTTTTGGTGCTTTACTTGCAGGGCTTGCATATAAAAGTTTGCCAGATACCACTAGTGCTGTTAGTGAATTAGATACTTCAGCGGAAAGCTTAAAAGACACTTATCACGACTTAACTTTAGCTCAAAAAGAATTTCTACAAATTAGCATAGCAGAAGAGATGCTAAAAACGGAAAAGAATGTAAAAAAAGCTGAAGAAAGAATAGCTGAACTAAATAATGTTCTTAAAATGCAGGGCAAGTTTTTAAGTCCAGATGCAATTAAACATTTTCGTCAAGAAATATTAGAGATGGCAGCCGTAGTTGATGAGAATGGCATTTCTTTACAAACTTATAAAGATATTTTGAACGGAGTTACTCCAGCTACTATTGCTGCCGCAGACGCAGAAAAAGATTATATAGAAAAGCTATCTGATGAGTTATTACAGCTAACGCTTACTGGTGATTCGCTCTTAGAATACAATGCAATAAAGGGAGGTGCTACCGAAGCGTCATTAGAATCTGCTGTTGCTTTACAAAAAGAAATTGATGCAATTAAAGCTCTGCAAAAAGCAGAAGAGGATGCGGCTGCACAAAAAATCAAAGATGATGCCGCTGCTGTCAAAGCTGCTGTTAAAGCCAAAGCTGACGCTGATAAGCTCGAAGATAATCTTGATACATTCTTTGCTAAAGAAAATGTCAAAAGAGATGCAAAGAAATTAGCTGCTCAAGAGAATCTTGCTGTAATTGAACAGTCATTGATGAGCGAGAGAGAATTGGTATCTGCATACGCTGCTGAAGATTTAGCCCGTATAACTGCTGATCGTGATGCTAACCTAATTAGCGCAGAGCAATTTAATATCGCTAAGGGGCAAATTGAGCAAGATGCCGCTAATCAACGGGTTGCTATTACTACGGAAGAAGAGCAGAAAAAAGCTGAACTTCGGAATGCGGTTAATCAACAGCTTTTAGGACAGGCGGCAGGAATTGCTGGTCAATTGACTTCAATGGCTGCTGCTGCTTACGGCGAAGAATCTGCTGCATACAAAGCTTTCTTCTTGCTGCAACAAGGAATTGCAATTGCTCAAACTATAGTTTCTACACAAGTTGCGGCTATGGGGATGATGGCCGCTTTACCAGGGCCAGCAGGTATTGCTATGGCTGGTAAAGTACAAGCAATGGGTGCTGTTAGTGTTGGTCTTATCGCTGGTCAAACTGTTGCAGGTCTTGCTAGAGCTAACGGTGGTCAGGTTAGAGGTGGAGAGTCTTATCTAGTAGGTGAGCGTGGGCCAGAGCTTCTAACTATGGGAACATCAGGTAGAATAGCTACAAATGAAAACCTTAAATCAGCCATGAATAGTGAAGGTTCAATGCAACAGGCGCAAAATGTTAGTGTAAACTTCACAATACAAGCTAATGACACTGCCGGATTTGATGATTTGCTAAATTCGCGCAGGGGTCAGATAATAAATATGGTTAACCGAGCAGTTAACAATCGCGGAAGGGCATCAATAACATGAGTGGAGTATATCCTGATACACCTGTTTTTGAGTCTGTTGGCTTTACTAGTAAGTTTTTTAACTTGTCTAGTGAGAGCTTATCAGGACGTACACAGGTTAGAAATATTGGCGGTCAAAGATGGGAGTTCACTGCATCTTATTCTCGATTAACTAGAGAAGAGTTTGCTCCTATTATGGCTTTTTTGATGCTGCAAAAAGGCAGTAATGAAACTTTTACTATTAAAATACCGCAGATTTCTTTTAAGTCTGGAGGGATTACTGGAACAGTTAAGGCTAACTTGTCAACCACGCTGCCAGTCGGCTCAACTTCTGTTGCTGTTGATGGCATTACAGGCGGTACGTTTAAAGCTGGTGATTTATTTAAGTTTGCTAATCATACAAAAAACTACATGATAACCTCTGACTTGTCTTCTAATGGTAGTTTACAGTTTCAACCTCCTAGCGTTGCTTCGGTAGCAAACAATGTAACCATAAACAAGGACACGGTTTCTATGACTGTTCGTTTAGCTAATGACATCCAGTCTTACGATCTTGGGTCTGCATCCTTGCTAGACTTTGAAATTGATTTTATAGAGGCTATCTAATGCCAAGAGGTCTTCACAGTAANACTATCGCTGCACTTGCTTCAGATTCTTTTAACCTGGCAACTCTAATACAGTTTNATTTTAGTACGACTATTAGAATTACTGATTGGGGTAGAAACGTATATTCTGGAGGTAGTACTTGGACATCAAGTAGTCATCTAATCGGCGTAGATGCTCCGCAAGAAACGCAAGGATTAAGAGTAAACACATTAAATATATCGCTCTCTGGAGTAGATCCATATTTTAATAATATCTTTTTATCTGAAACTTCAGGCCAATCCACATACCTAGATGCGCCGGTTAAAGTGTATAGAGCTGTTATGAATGACAGTGACGGTGTAATAGGTCAAAGGTTTTTAGTATTTCAAGGATTAGTTACTGGTTTTGATATTGCTGACTCAAAAGATTCAAGCACCTTAACTGTTGAGTGCGCTTCTCATTGGAAAGACTTTGAGAAAGAAAATGGAAGACGTACAAATAACAACTCTCAAAAAGTATTCTTTCCAGATGATAAAGGGTTTCGGTTTGCTGCTGAGTCAGTCAAAGATATAAGGTGGGGTAAAGAATGATACTTCTATGGATTGCAGTTGGTGTCGGTGTTGCTTCTTATGTAATGGCGGTACAAGCACAAAAGAAAGCAGAAAAAGCAGCCAGAGCTATGGCTGGTGTTCTTGTAAATAAAGAATCTAACATTGAGCCAATACCAGTAGTTTACGGCGAAAGAAGATTGGGTGGCGTTCGTGTTTTTATGTCGTCTAAAAATGTATCAGGTGGCGACCCTAATGAGTTTTTGTATGTTGTTCTTACTTTATGTGAAGGTAGAGTCGAGTCAATTACTGATATTGAATTAGACGGGAATCCTATAAGTGATGCTAAGTATAATGGGCTAGTAACTGCTACAGTCAAGACTGGTGGCGATAATCAATCTTCTGTTTCTTTTTTGAATGAAGCAGATGCAGATTGGGACTCTACACATAAACTATCTGGTGTTGCATATGTCGCATTGAAACTCAAATGGAATACTAAGGCTTTCCAAGGCGTTCCTGAAATTACCGCTTTGGTTAAAGGCAGAAGAGTTTATGATCCACGCCAAGACAGTACTAGCTCCGCTTATGACGCAAGTGTGGGCGTTAATACCCAAAGACTGGGAAATAATAACACTTGGACTTGGTCTTTAAACCCAGCTTTATGTATTAGAGATTATTTGTCCAATACAAGATTTGGTAAGGGTCTTCCAAGTAGTGCAATAGATATAGATTCTATCGGATCTGCTGCAACTGATTGTGATGAATTAGTAACGCCTTATGTTGATGCTGTGGGTACAATTCCAGTGTTTCAATGTCATGCCGTTTTACAAACTGATAAAAGCATATTTGATAATATAGAAACTTTGCTTATGGGTTGCAGAGGTTTTTTGCCTTTCAACCAAGGCTTGTATTCATTAAGAATAGATAAAGCACGAANNAGCTCGTTTGAATTTAACATTGACAATATGACAAGTGCTTTACAAATTAAGGGCGTATCTAAAGAAGATAAATATAATCGTGTAGTAACTAAATTCCCAAACAATATAGTAAATTACGAGCCTGATGAAATATCTTGGCCTAATCCTAATGGAAGCACTTACGAGCAAGCACAGCACGCATTGTTTCAAACGGAAGATAATGGCACTGATTTATTGCTTCGAGTAGATTTAGAGGCTGTAACTAGCCCGTATGTCGCTAGAGAGCTTGCAAAGGTAATATTATTCAGATCACGTTATGCCAAAAGAGTACAGTTCAAAGCTACTAGTGAAGCTTTAAATGTTTCTGTGGCTGACACTGTTACTGTTGTACATCCAACACTGTCATCAAATTTAACGCCGAAGCTATACCAAGTAGAAGAGCTGTCATTGAATTATGATGGCACCGTAACTGTTGGACTTGTTGAATACAATGCTGGTATATACACCTACGATCAACCGCCTATTCAAGATGCCTTTAATGTGCCAAATCTACCTAATCCTTTTGCTGTTGCACAAGTTACAAACCTTACGGGTGCAGCCAGTACATTTTTGGGTAGTGACGGAACGGTTATACCTAGAATAACTATATCTTGGGATGCCGCTCCAGATTCATTTGTTGAAGCTTATGACGTTGAGTTTAAAAAAACATCTGAAGGTAATGATGCTTACCGATCTATTCGAGTTACTACTTTACAGACAGAGCTAACAGACGTTGAAATAGGTGTTTCATATAACGTAAGTGTGTTTTCTGTAAACGCAATGGGCGTTAGGAGTGATGCTGTTAGCATTACAACTGCTGGTGCTGGCGATACAACTGCTCCTGGTGTGCCAACCTCTCCCACTGCAACCGCTGCATTTAAATCTATTAGCCTTAGTTTTACTACACCTGTGGACACAGATTTATCTCACGTTAATGTTTACAGGGGTGTATCAGGTGGTCAGTACACTCTTATGGCTAATGTATCTTGCCGTCCTAGAAACATAAACGGAACTTGGACTGCATCAGCCTGTGAGTTTGTTAATGGAGGGTTAAACTCTAATACTCTTTATTTTTATAAGTTTAGTTCTGTAGACTTTAGCGGAAATGAATCTGCTCTTTCGTCCCAGGTTAGTGCTACTACATTAGTTGACCCTGTTGATGGCGATACTGGCCCAAGAAATGCTACAGGTTACGTCTATTATGCACTAAGCTCAACAAACACCCCGTCAACGCCAAGTGCTTCAGGTGCTTACAATTTTACTACAGGTGTATTTAGTGGCCTTACACAATATTGGTCACGAAACCCGCCATCTATAAACGGTAGCGACAAAAGTTATTGGGTTAGTATGTTTTCCGTCCAAGAAGCCACATTTGGAGTTGGAGCTACACAGAGTAAACAGTTTGCTACTCCTGTCCCAAGTTTTGTATTTAACGGTATCGTTACTTTTGTTAATTTAAATACTGAGCTTGCTGATGCAAACAGCAGTGAAATTACTACTATTAATGGTGGATTAATTAAAACTGGCTTAGTCGAAGCAAATAGATTAAGAATTGATAATGTTGGCATTGATACAGTAACCGCTGGAGGTCAAACAAGCCTTATTATTGGCAGTCAGGGAATTAAAAACGGCAACATTGAAGATGGCGCTGTTACTAATGTAAAGATAACTGGAGCTATACAGTCAGCGGCTTACTCATCAGGCACTGCCGGATGGAAGATAGATAAGGCTGGTGACGCTGAGTTTAATGACGCTGTATTCAGAGGTACATTAACTGCTGCAAGCGGAACATTAGGCGATGTAACCTTACCTACTGGCGGTGACATTCGCTCTGGTCAAACAGCATTTAATACAGGTACTGGATTCTTTTTAGGTAATGTAGGTGGAACTCCTAAATTTAGCATTGGAAATCCTAACGGCGCAAATATGCGTTGGACAGGCTCACAACTTATAATTGAAGGCGCTACTAGAACTGTAACTGCTGGCGATCAGGTTTTGGCTGTCTCAATTAAAGGTGGGCAAACGAATATCGCCACTTATGTGAAAGTTGCTGAAATTGCAATAGGAGTAGATGGGGCTATAAGAACAAAGGCCACTATTGCAGGCGGTAACAGTAGCACAACAGCCTACGGGCAGTTCAGAAAAAACGGTTCTAGTTCTGCCTATAAGTCGTTTAGTAAATCCAATACTGGTTATACTGAATTTGTAGACACTTCAGAAAACATTAATCCTGGTGATACAATAGAGCTTTGGCTTAAAAGCAACGTAAACGGTAGGATTGCTTTTTGGGGTAGTTTTGGCGTGTACGCATCAGAAGGCGCAGCAGCAGCCGTAACTTTAGAGGTTTAAGATGGACATATATACATTAGTAAAAGGCGACTCAGCACCACAAATCAGAGCGACCGTAACCCGTGAAGACGATGGTTCAGTAGTAAGCTTTGCAGGCGGCGTTGTACGCATGAAGTTTAGAAAGAAAGATACAACTACAGTATTATTTACCATGTTTGGTGCAGACTCAGGTAGTGACTTTGCTAATGGCATTGCCACATTCTCTTTTGCTTCAGGCAACTTGAACCTAGATGCCGGTTATTACCAAGGCGAGATTGAGATAACTTATTCTGACGGTCTAGTTGAAACTATCTATGAAATAATGGAATTTTACTTACGAGATGATTTCTAATGCTAGTCTTTAAAATAGTATATAAGAAGGCCATTGCTGCCATTCAATTTGGGTATTATTATGTATTCAGATATTTTACTGATGAAGCTAGTGTTCAGGATGATTATCGGTGGCAATTAGATCGAACAATACAAGATTCATCTACAGTTGCTGACAATTCCGTATTAAGTTTTAGCAAGTCAGTATCCGATACAGCGAATACGGCAGACAATTACACAGTATCGGTAAGTTCGGTTCGTTCAGAAAGCTTAGATATTGATGAAGATGTTACTTTTAGCATATCTACAAGTAAAAGTGATACAATCGGAGCATCTGATTCAGGACTAATTGTTTCACAAGATTATTGCAATATAAACTATTTTGCGGCTGACTTTGTTGGTGAAAGCGCATCCATTTAAAGGTATAGAAAATGATTAACGATAAAATGCAAGTAACTGGTGATGTTACTCTGACACTTACTGATGAAAAAGGCAATCTCAAAGCACGCCAAGAGATCAAAAACCTTGTTGTAAACACTGGTTTAACCTTTATTAA